GAAATGTTACTTCCCAATCAGAGGAACCTTGTTTTGCGTTATCTGCTCTAGCTCTCCAGAAATCAGGACGATAAAACTCTGGGTCACTATCGACATACCTACGGCTTACCTCGTTCCATACCATACCTACCTGATGTTTACCTAACTGTCTAGCTACAAAGATAGGTGCCTTGATATGGAACTGTAAAGAACAGTGACCAAAGGGAGTCCAGTGATTATGTTTAGCTAAATACCTTATAAGTTTTTCATCTTCAAACTTTAAGTAATCCTTTAATGGTCCTGCTTCAGGGATAACTTCCCAGTCAGAAACTTTATCAAAGGATACACGGGCAGCATTAACTACAGTTAAATCACTACCCATATGATCAATCAGTTTTACTTCCATCTTTAACTCCCAAGTCTATAAGTTCAGCTTTAGCTACAGGAACTTTAAAAAAGTATTCACCTTTTCTTACGGCCCGATTAGGAACCTCAACGACAGGAGAGTTCTGTACGACAGTACCATGCATCTTCCATGCCTTCTTACAGTCTCCCCGAATGATATAGAAATAAAATTCTACATCCTTATTCTCTCCCTTATTCCCGTATACTTGAGTTAATAATCTATTCTTTCTGAAAGGAATGTTTATATCTTTCCAAGCAGTAGGCCAGTCTCCTTCCCACATATGTTTCATTTCAACTTCATGTTTATAGTCTGCGCCATCTAATATAGATGATAGGTCTACACCATAGTCTTCGTTAATATCTAGAACTGTATGTCCTAGTGACAGTAGATACTCAGTAATACAATCTTTCGCTAGTGTATCAGACTTCTTATAAGCAACAGGATCAAACCGCTTACGCTTAGATTTCAAAGGGTATGTCATCTACATCATCCTTTCTAATAGATAAATTTTCTAACTCACGCTCTGGATCAAAGGGATTATCAATGGAAGTCATACGGCCCGTATCTTTATCATAGTACAGGTGAGCAGCTACACCAGTGTCACCTGTGTATCTATTCTTTAAGATACGGATGACGGTAGTGTTAGCTTCAGTCTCATCCTCACTCTGTTGGTTACGCTCCAACGCTATGACCGCATCACTAAGATGTCCAATAGAAGCTGACCCTCGCAAGTGAGAGAGTGTTACTTCTTTACCCTCTTCAAATCCCTTGTCACCTCCACGCCTACGTAAGTGGGATACCAACAGTAGTCCTATCCCTGTCTCCTCTACGAGGGAACGTAGCTTGGTCATCAGGATATCTATAGACTTACGTTCATCTCCCATATCCTCCTGACCTGACACTAGGATAGATAGGTGATCTAACATGATCCACTTACAATCCAATGCCCGTGCCATGTATCGTACCCTACCTAGTATCTCATCGTTAGAGATAGAACCAAAGTGGTCAAAGGCAAACAGCCTACCAGTACCAAGCGTAGCTTTCTCCCACTCATTTAACTGTTCACGGTTATACTGCTCCCTAATTTCTTTGATGTATAACCTAGCGTTAGCTTCCACCGACATAATATTGAAGGCTGTATTCCTTACGTTCTCTTCTAGTGCCAGGATACCTATGTTATCATCTGTGCTTTTTAGTATGTGGTGCATCAGTTCTCGCATGATACTAGACTTACCCATGCCAGAACCAGAGGTGAAGCACACTAGCTCTCCTGTCCTCATGCCGTATAGCTTCTCGTTCATACCCTCCCAAGGGTACAAACACGTATCACAAAAGTCTTCCTCATATAGGGAAGACCCTATATCCCGTAGGTTTATGATACCAGCAGGGGTATGAGGGGCAGCAGCCCACCATGCTCGTATAAAATCCTCACGCTTTCCTATCTTAAGATACTCATTAGCATCCTTGAAGTCTAGCTTTACTATCTTAGCTTTATTAGGTTCAAATAGTTCAGCTACCCTGGCACTAGCTTTACGTCCAGCGTCATCGTTATCAAAGCAGATGATTATATTATCAAATGAATTGAGATATTCTAGATTTGTTTTGCAATCTCGTAATGCACTACCAGCCCCAGACTTAATAGATACAGCAGGGAACCGTGATCCATTCATCTCAAAGACAGACATAGCATCTATCTCCCCCTCACATAGGGTCAGATACTTAGCACTGCTAGCCGGGAAAAGATGCTGACCAAACAACTGACTAGAACTAAGATCACCCTCAGTAAAGAAGTTCTTTGGATCAGTCTGTCTCACCTTGTTTGCAACGTGACAACTATCCTTATCGAAGTAGGGATAGATATGCTTATTGTTCTTCGCTGTAACACCATACTTTTTAACTGTGTCTAAAGATATGTTACGGCTCTTGAGTTCCATGCTCTCTCCCTTTGAGAGAACATTATTTATCACACCCTTAATTGGTGAGGTACTAGGTTGGCTCATAGGATAATCCCCTTTCTCTCTGCCATATGTCTCACACTTAAAACAATACCAATGACCATCAGCATATAATACTCTAGCCCTTTCTGCCCCACACTCATCATGCGGCAGTCGGTCTGCAACAATTTTATTATCTTCCATACTAACCTCTCAACTCTAATAGAAGAATATCATAAGTAAAAAGGTATGTCAATAATTATCTATCATCATAAGATTTAATGACAAGATCATCTACAAAGTCTAGTCCATCAGTCATAATCTCCTCTGTCTCTTGTCTAGCTAAACGCTTTGCTTCTTTATGAGAGTACCCCTCATTAAAATACTCTTGTGTTAATTGTTTGAAGAGAGAATCTCTATCTCTTTCCCACAAGTTCTTACTCATTGTATTGTTCCTTTGTCTGATAATTCTTTAATTCTTTTATATGCTTCTATTAATTGTCTTTGTAAATCTAAAATGTTTTCTTCTAGTATGTCAATTTTATTTTCTAGTTTCTCTATCTCTTCTCTTCTTTTAATCCAATCATTACTAGGCATTATCTTAATCCCCCTCGTAATAATAAAACAGATGTTTACCTATCTTTGTTATAAATGTTAAGTCTTTTATCCAGTAAGGATTAACATAAGAAGCATGATAGAATGTAGCTCCCTGTATTTCTTCATAGATAACACCATCAATAGCCATCCGTGCTACATCTTGTGCAATTCTAAGTGCTTGTTTATCCTTCATAATTTCTGGTTTACCATCACACCAGTATGAGAAGGCGCACCTATTTCTTATAGGATTTCCTTCCCAATATCTACCAGCATGAACAACTTCACAAACAGTAGGTGGAAATCTATAGTCTCTAACTCTTTGTAAGATTACATTAGCTACTGCTAATTGTCCAACAAAACTTTCACCTCTTGCTTCAAAGTATACAGCCTCAGTTAAACATTCTAGCTCAGTTGGTTTGGCTTCAGCTTTATTTACTAGTGCTAATGTTGCAAAGAAAATTGCAATAGTAATGACACTAATAAATAATACTTTGAAAGAAGTGTTATACTTTATGTACGACTTATCCATATAACTTTTCCTTCCTGATCCTGACCATAGAAATTGTCTATCCAATCTCCATGCTTTAGGTAGTGCCTCATGTGTTTTATATATCCTTCACATGAGGCACGATTAACTGTAGAATTTTTTATCTTTTGTCTTTCTTGTTTACGATATTCACTCGCTAAGAGTTGATTGTGGGCTATCCACTCCATCACTTTCAAGTAGTGGATAGGATGATCCGTTGACATTTTTCTTAGTGACGGGTGTATCCCCTTTATCAAAACGCTCTTGTCTTTCTTCTTGCCACGCATCTTCCAAGTCCTTTATTCTTTTATCATCATATCCCAGGATATCTACAGTTAAGATACCCCATGCTATATCTTGTTCAGCGGGAGTGAGGTGCTGCTCCTCCACGATTTCATTAAACATAGTACGTGCCGACCATCCCTTGAGAGGGGATGCCTTACCTCTAGCCATCTTCTCTAGAAAGATTTTCTTTACTCCACTTAGGAACGGGGTTTCAGCGGCTTCCATCATTGGTAGTTGTTCAGTCATTCTAGTTCTCCAGTGTACCATAAACTACAAGGTTATGTTGGTCACGCCCAAGCATATGTATAATTTGATAATGACTATATGCTTTAACCTGTAACCAAATTTCTAAGTCTTCATCATTTCTTTTATGTGATGAGCCTTTAAATTTTACATCATATGTTTTTAATTCCATCACCACGCTTCTCCTTCTGCACTAGGAGCACCAGAAATCTGTTTCTTTTCTTCTTCATTATCTAGGACATTATATAAATAATCTTCACCCTGTTCAATTATACGGGCAAAATCTTTATGTCCATGATTTACAGCATCATCATACATTTCTTTTAATGTACCTAAAGTTTTTAATGCCCACTCTTCTTCAATTATTGCAGCCCCATATAAACTCATATCACCTCTCCAGTTTCTC